TCTCGATGTATTCAATAGTAAAAGCGATATCTGCTTTTTCTGCTGTGATAGTGCTAGAGCTGGCAAGATATGACCAGCACGCAAATTGCACTGATGCACTACTAGAAAAAGAAATATCTCTAGGCAGTGGATCGCCCATGATCAAGCCAGCCCCTACGATCCTCACTGGTCTTATCGCGAAGTAGTCATCGCTATCTGTCAACAAAAACGCTTGACTTTGATAGGGCTTGAGGCTAGTCGTGGACGCTGATAAAGTCAATGATCTTCTGTCATTTGCAATAGCAGTGGCTGTTAGTGATGCCCGCCCTTGAGTCATGGCGCTAGTGATATCACCGCTTTCAAGGTGAAAGGTGATCGATGGCGTGCCAGTGATAACCGATGGGGCTTGCCAGATGAAATTATAGTCTTTGTTTTGTTGTGCTTTGATCATGTTAAATCCTTTATTTCGCTATCTGTTGCCACCGTTAAATCCATGACTTTGATAAATCCTTTGCTTACTGGTGACCATGAATGACGGCAATTATACCCGCCCCCACTTGTCAACACTGGCCCAGCACCCTGTCCATTATTAAGCTTATTGATTTGAGACTTGCTTAATACCTTGCCTACAAGCTTACGACAAAAAGGGCGCGTAATCCCGTCTTTAGGCCCTACATACATAAATAAATCTATCCCAGCTTGATCGGCATTTATCGCCTGTACAGACCGCCCAAATTCTGATATTTTCAATCGCGCTTGCGTCGTATTTGCGCTTGTCGCCCTTTGAAAAGATTGTGCTAAGGCGTCTAGTGGCGCTTTAGTCGATCCGATAATGGCAACGGTATTAACTGCATCTTTAATTGATTTGCTTAGAGATGGTATCACGCTATCATCAAAAACTGATGCGCTTGCCCTTTGTATGGTACTAGAAATTAAATTTATATCACCACTGACGAAATTAGGATCGATGGCTTTCATTGCCTTATTTGTCATCTCAACGATATCAAGTTGAGATGCCTCAAAGTACGCCACTGAGTCGCCAAGCCCCTCAGAGATCAAAAAGTTTTTTAATTCGGTGGGCGTCATATTTAATAAGACTTGCCCGCGTCCTTCTTTGATTATTCTGGCGATAGCATCTTGTAATTTCTTTGTCGATTTAGTGAGTTGTCGTTCAAATTCTTGAGCTACACTCACCTCTTTTTTTAGGATATCCAACCTTGATTTTATCAAGGCTTTCATATCTGGATTTGATTCGGATTCGAGCTGTTTTTTGAGATCATCGATAGCCTCTTGATCAGCATCTTTCTCAGCTAGGGAGACATGATGATGAGGATGATGCCCACAATGAAAACAAAACATAAGAATCCTAAAGCACTAAGCAAGGCAGTCAGTGAGCAAAAAGCCATAGTTTTGAGCGATAACTTTGTCTTGATGAGTATGTTCAAGCCATACTGTTCTCTTAGTCATAGCTAGATCATCATAAGCACCACTTGAGAAGCCAGCATATTCAAAATTAAGAGCAGCTACGGGCATGACTTTAGTGCCATTTTTATTGCTTACTGCATCGCTACCCTTCATGATGCCCATGAATACGCTATCATCTGTCCAGATTTGAGCTTCGCTTGAAGTCAAGCCAGCGTTTGCTGTTTCTTTGCGAGCAGAGCCAACAAACACATTTTGCACGCCTAAAACCTCTTTGAGAACGCTGATCACCATGTTGTCTTGCATAATTCTATTGCCTGCTGCTGTACCTGATGCGGTTGAGCCAGCTGTGAAAAATCCTCTGACATCTGGAGCTCTAGACAAAGCACGCAAAGCGCCATAACCGAGAACGAGAGTATCGGGCAAAATACCATGGGCATTTGCACGAATGACATCGATGAGGGCGTGAAGATCGGTTAAAGGCTCTGCACCAGCGCTATTCCATTGAGTGCCCTTTGATCCATTGCCTAAAGATGCCACTGTTGATGTATATGATCCCCAGTTGCTAGCACTAAACAATAAATTTGCGAGGCGTGATTCACGGGCTAAAAGCATTGCTCTTTGTACTTTTTTAAAGCTTCTTGTTTCTTCATTACCGGGATATTGAGAATAAGCGATGTCTTCTAAAGCGATGCTATCAGATAAAGAATAAATCTTAGCGCTGTATGTAGTGCTAGTGCGATCAAAATTGCCGATTGTTTGACGACCAGCGCCGGGAGCTCTTTCTGCTGATACATCTGGAGCGCCCATGAAGTTACGAGTTTCTTCAATGAGAAGAGTACCGGTAGGGCCAACGGATGAAACATCAACTTTTTCAATAACTTGATCTGCAATGAGTTGACCATCACTAGGGATCGCTTCAATGGCAAGATTTTTAAGAATTTCGTTGACTGGATGAATATTGCTATAGCTAGGATTTGCCATGTTATACTCCTAAAGATGGGCTAAATAAAACTTCGATTTGTTCATTGTTTGAGCCAGCGACATTGACATCATTAGCCAAGAAGCGCCCCGCAATGATTTGAGTGCTTGCGCCAGAGCCGTCATAAGCATAGACTTTACCAGCGAGACCGGGCATAACAAAGAAATGAGTGCCGGCGGTGATAGCGCCCCCAGCGATACATCTTGTTAAGCCTAAAATGCAAACATTGACGACATCGCCACTTGAGACGGCTTGTTGAGATACGCCTACAGGTACATCGGTAGAGGCTGTGCATGGGGTAACCTTGCCATCAGAGTCTTGCTTAACGAGTTGAAAAGCTGTGATGCTGGCAGATGCCACGAATGATTTATAAATGCTTTGTTCATTAAAAGCCATGATTACACTCCAAAATATTGCTTATAAGCTTGTGGATTTTCATTTTTAAAAAGGTCTAGCGCTTGTGCAAAGGTGATGCCCTTTTCTTTTTGAATTGATCTAACTTGTTCACTCAGAGAAATGGGCTTGCTTGCTTCAGCGTGTCCGACTTCGGATAAATTAACTGCTTGATTTGCTTGTCTCTCAGAGAACATCTTCCAAAAAGATGGGCTTTTGTCTTTGAGGTCGTAGGCTTCCTCAGCTACCGCTTTCTCGCTTGGCGCGATCTTGCCAGTGTTTAAGAGGGCATCGATAGCGTTCTTGCGTTCAGCGCCGTGCTTTTCAGCTTGAAGCTTGCCTACTTGTTCATTGAGGGCGGTGATTTTGCTTGACATCTCATTCATGAGTTTCACGCTAGCTTCGCTCATAGCAGCATAGCCGTCTTTCTTTTCACCATCAGCGACGAGCACAGCATCTTCTTCGCTCACGCTTGATTCCATCTCAGACTCTAGTGCTGACAACTTGGCTTCTAGTTGTTTGACGAGTGCGTCTTTTTCTAAAAGCATGGCAATGAGCTCATCAACGCTCTTACCTTGTAATTCTGTTTGATCCATGGGTTTCTCCGTTAAAAGAATACGATCTATTTTTGATTGTGATTGTGCTGGTCTAGGAGTCAAGGTGACGGCTAAAAGTTGGGCATCACCTATCTTATTCCCGCCATCTCTAGCATAGACGGGGCCTATAATAAATTCGGGGCTAGACCATAGATTGCCCTCAGACTCCTCAACAATTTGAGCGCCCTTAGCTGTATAAAGGGGATAGGCATAAAGCCCATTGTCCTTGATTTCAAGATCAGCTATTTGCCCCAAAGCCATAGACACATCAGGGCTAGAAAGGCTAGAGGCATAAGGCGAAGAAGCATGATTCCAATCAATAATAACATTATCACTATTTTTTCGCTCATAAAATACTCTTACGATTTCCTCTAGGTCTGCCATTGTGATAGTGCTTATTTTATTGCCATTCATGCGAGAGTTTACATCGCCTAAAGCCAGTGTTAAAAAAGGTTTGCCTTTGATAAGGCTGGCTACTGGTCTCAATTCGCTCAGTGCCTTATATTCTTGGTCTGCTTTATCCATTTGTCCTACCACTTTTTTAGCCCATGTATAGCCAGCATCACCGCCCCAGCCATCCCATGCTTGTCTTCCCTTGCCATATACCGCCCATGTTGAGCCTTGTTTATCGACTTCATGACGGGTAAAATAGGCAAGCATACGGCGTACGGTATCTGGTGAGAGCTGTTTTGCATTGATTAAATCTCTTGCTCTTGCGATGCCTATGGGAGTCATGCCCCTTTGAGATGATGGCTTTTTTGCTCGATTATCTAAAGCGCGTTTAGCTGCTTCTTGAGCGCCTTTAGGTGGGGTAAAATCAATGTGGCTATATTTATCTGGGATTGCTAGATTCATTAACTCAGTTGAATTTTTGAGCTGTTGATTGATCACTTGCTTTTCAAATTTACTCATCTCTAAGACTCCTCAATCTCTCTGCCATAGCAAGAGATGGATTTTGCGCGACTTGTCTATCTTGGCTAGTGCGCACCGCTTCAATGGGTAATTCGCCCGCACCGATTCTTTGTCTTATCGCGCGCTCTAGATTGTCGTCTGGGGTAAGCAGTTGACTTGATACTAGGGCTGGCAAGCTATTTAAGGCATCTGTAAGCTCATCATTGTCTAGGCCTGTATGCACTAGACGGGGAAGCTTTGAAGATTCGATCTTGCCATAATTGAAATTGATTAAACGCCCTATTGTACCACCACCGGCACGATCTTGCCCAGATATAGCAGATGCGACTAGATCGAGAAAGTTTATGCAAGCTCTTCTAAATACTGATAGATGCACTTCGCCGACCGACCTAGCGCCAGTGTCCGAGATACCTAAATTCAAAAATTGAGCCATAAATGCTTGACTTATTTGATTATCGCATTCTTGAATGACTTTAAGCGCCCCATCTGGATTGAAGCCAGCTTGACTACCAAAAGCCGAGAATTTAACGGCTGTATTTTCCACTAAATAAGATTGTTCTTGCGCTATATAAGATTGTGCTTGTCGCACTGCTTCATTGATCATCTCGCTAAGTTGCCCATCAGTGAAGCCAGATCGTTCAGCGACCTCTCTATCAACAGCCACAACAGGCGTAGGGATAGCCCAGCGCTCAACGCCAACAGATAATAAATTTGCTGTTCTTTGTTTTTGAGACCACCACCACCAGCAAGGTCTTAGAAGCCCAATGCCTTCA